TCCGCGCCGCATTCGCGGACAAGCTCGGCGAAGAGAAGACCGACCAGATCATCGAGACGATGCTCTCCGCCGACACCGCCTACGCGACTGACGGGGCGATCGTCTCCGGCGTCTTCTGGGTTCAGGTCAACGTCGACTCCTGGGACGGCCAGACCAAGGCATACGTCGGTGAGGGCGGTGGTGTCTTCACCCCCGGCGGCGGTGCGCTGATCGGCGCTGTCTACACCGACGACCTCGAGGGTCTGCTCGCAAACACGACGCGGTTCGAGGTCAACGCCGCCGCGGCGTACACGAGCATCGTGTTCTTCGACGACGACTCCAACTGCCTCGGCTCCTACCAGTCGGGCAGTGTCAGCACGGTCATTGGGATCGGTGGTGGCAAGGGCAGCTGGGCGTAACCCCTTGACAAGATATGCACGCTATGGCAATCTGCGTGCATGAAGACGCTTACTGCTCGCCTCGTAACGATGGTCGACGAGGAGCTTGCACAGCGCGTTGCTGACCTAGCTCGCCGCGACCAACGCTCCGAATCAGCAGTTGTGCGCAGAGCGCTTCAGGCGTTCTTCGGAATGGGGGAACCTGGATGTGAAATCGGCGAAGACTGTTACGGCGAGATCATTGGTCATCACGATGACTATGCATATCCATTCCGTGTGCGTCACCTTTGCCGCCGGCATCATTTCGCGTGGCATCACGAGCATGGTTCTGGCCTCAACCCCGAACTAGCCGGGAAATCGCGCAACATGCGCAGCAATAGATCGGGCTGGGTTGGCGATCCGGATTTCAGCCTGCTCGAGCAGCGTGAAAAGCAGGAGACGGCATGACTCCCCAAGCTGGCTCGGTCTCCTCAATCCCGTCGGAACCTCTCGGACACGCAGAGGATCCACGGATTCCACGCCGTCGGGGCGGGGAGACCGAGCCGAACGAACCCACACTGGCGGTACTCGCGGTAATGCGAGCGCACCGGGCATGGGCCGTGCGCAACAGCCCGTGGACGCTCGAGGAATGGCTCAATGCCTGACGGCGGTAGCCGAACGCGCAGAACCATCAGGTCGATTCGCGTCTCACCAACCGAGCGCCATGAGACCGGCGTCATCGCCACTCTCCCCGACGGCAAACGCTCCTTCGCCGAACATTTCGTCGGCGTCAACACCATCGCTACCAGAGCCATCGCAGACCACTGCGATACCTTTGGCCTGAAGATCGTCTGTCTCTCTACGCCAGAGACGATCTACCGTGATCTCCAAGGCGACCGTCACCATGACACTGATCAGGTTCGGGCCGGTGATCACCGTGCGCCACGCGACGGTGTCACGACGCCCGAGACGATCATGCTGGGTCGGATCGGCCGACTGGATCTGCTCGCATGAGCGAACCGCTCAAGCTCTGGAGCGTCACCACACTCCTCAAGCTCGGCCTCGGCACCAGCGACGCCCTCGTCAACTGGGCCGTCCGCACCACCGCCGAAGCCGCAGTCGACCGCCGCACCGTCCTCGACGCCATGCTCAAAGACGGCGACCGCGACGGCGCAGTCAAATGGCTCGCCGATCAACGCTGGGCCAAGAGCGGCGCTGCGCTGGCACGGGGAACCGACATCCACAGGGCTGCAGAAGCGCGAGCGCTCGGCGAGCCCGTCGAAGTCGAGGTGCAGAACCTGCCGCTGCTCGAGCAATACGACCGCTTTCTCAGCGAGTTTCAGCCAGAGTTTCTGATGGCTGAGGCGCCGTGCTACCACCCGAAAGCTGGCTACGCCGGGACGCTGGATTCGATCGCAATCATCGACGGACAGCGCGTCGTACTGGACATCAAGACGACGGACAAGGGTAAGGACTCGACCAAGATGCGGCCCCCGTACCCGGAGACGGCGCTCCAGCTCGCCGCCTACCGGCACGCGACCGAGGTTGGCGTCCTGTCCGAGCAGCGGTACGCCGGCGGCAAGCGCTACTACCTCTACGATGAGAGCGCCAAGCATGAGCCGATGCTGGAGGTCGATGGGGCCGTCTGCCTTGTCGTCTCCCCTGATGATTACCTCGTTGTCCCGGTCAGAACCGACGAGCAGGTGTTCCGTTATTTTCGCCATGTCGTCGAGTGTGCTCGCTGGTCCGTGTCGGAGTCGCGTGGCGTCTTCGGAGCGCCGCTTTCAAAGATCCTTGGCCAAAGCGTAGAGATCGTCGACGTGCAGGCATGAGTCCTACGCCGCTGATTGAGCTCCAACGTCGCCTCAGCGAAGCCGGCCGGATCCGCATGGGTGAGAAGGGACCGAAAGGCGAGCCGAAGCGTCTCTCGACTTGGCGGCTCACGAGCCCCGACGTCGGCCTGATCGAGCAAGCCGCAGCCCTGTACGGCGGCAAGCCGGAGCCGTGGGAGTCACCGACCGGCGGACAGTTCCAACTCACGACGTCGACCGCCGAGCTACCCGTCTTGGTCCTAGTCAACTACAGCTTGCGCCAGTCTTACGAGTTGCGCACATCGCCCACGTTGGTCGAACGCCGCTGCGACGGAGTCGAACTAGAGAACGGCGAACCATGCATCTGCGCTGCCGAGGGCGAGGACAAGTGCGCGCTTATCACCAGGCTCACCGTCGCGCTACCGGAATTGACGACGCTGCTCGGCTGGCGACTCGAGAGCAAGGGCGAGAACGCGGCGCGCGAACTGCTCGGCTCGCTGGAGCTCGTGCAGGGGATCGCGCAGGGCCGTCCGTTTGTGCCGGCGAAGCTCAGGATCGTCGAGCGGCGCGGCAACGTCAACGGGCAGGCGGTCCGTTACGTCGTGCCGGTTCTCGACTGTCAGGTCTCCTACCAGGCGCTTGCGTCCGGTGGTCGTCAGGCGCTCGAGAGCGGCAACGGCCCGGAGGGCTATCTGCCGATCCCGCCGCGGCTAGCCCAGGCTGTGGGACTCAAGGATGCGCTCGAGACACCTGTAGTTGAGCCAGCGCGCACCGCCCGCTCTGCCGCCCCGATCCCGCTAGCCGACGACCTCCTGTTCGAGGGCTCGCCCGTCCCGGTCCCCGACGACTCACCCGGCGGCAAGGAGATCACGCAGACGAAGCGCTCACCAAAGATCACGGCCGACCAGAAGAAGAAACTGAACGTGCTGGTCGGGACGTTGCGGGAGGCTGGGCGACTGCATACGGAGCACCTGTATATGGCAGTCGCGAAACTCCGTGACGTCGATCCGGAGGGATTCATCAAGAACTCGCAAGACGACTCGACCGGCCTTCACTGGGCGCCGCTCCGCGACACCCTCACAAAGGACGAAGCCAGCAACCTGATCGACCGGCTGGAGCGGCTGGAGGCCGCAGCGACAGCATGAGCAACGCGCGCTTTGAGGTCAGCCGTGCCTAGCTTCACCGGCGACGCCATCGTTGAGAAAGCCAAAGAGTGCTACGCGCTCGGCCTGATTGACCGCCGCAAGCTAGAGCGAGTCATAGTCGAAGCGGATCGCCCTGGCTACGATCCGATCCTCGATCTGCCCTTCGATTGGGAAGTTGAGGACGCACGCAATCTTGCTCGCAAGGCAGCCGTCCGCGAGTGCCCCCAAGCGGTGCGACGCTGGTGGAGATTCTGGTGACCGCCCTCCTTCTCATCCTCCGCATCGAAGCCGCCCTCTGCGCCCTCTTCGGCCTCTGGAGCCATGACTGGCGCCTCATCGCCGCCGGCCTGGCCTGCTGGACGGTCATGCCGATGCTGCGACACGAACTCGAGACGTGACAGACTGCACCTGTAGGAAAGGCGCCCGTTGCGGTGCTTGCATGGAACGAGACGCACTCACGAGCGCCGGGGCTGTAACCCCGAGGACGAGCAAACCAACAGGGAGACGGGATCATCCTAAGCTGGCTACTCGCCATAACGATCGCACTCACACCACACCAGACAAGCAACCAACGACATCTGCAAAACCATTCGACCACGGCAGCAGCAGCGGTCCGTTCGCTCAGACGCGGGATCGCATGGCAACGCGCATCGGCCTGGCGTTGGCAGGACAAGGCCGGCGTCTCGAGGACACGCACGGCTTACGTCGAGCGCAGGACAACATCGCTCGCATTCTTGCATTGGGTAGATCGGCGCTGGCTTCAACGCCGACTCGCAGCACGACACCGGGCGCTGACCCATTCAGCCATTCCGCATCTGCGGCTGTGGCTTTGCATCCATCATGGCGAGGGAGCCTGGAACGACCCGGACTCGGGCGGCAGCCAGCATTACGGTGGTCTACAGATGACGAGTCCGTGGGGCAAAGGCGTCTACTACGTCTACCGCGCCGACCGACTCACGCCCTACGAGCAGATGCGCAAGGCCGAGCTCGGCTACCGCGCCTCAGGCTATTCGCGGAGTTGGTTGTACGGGCAATGGGCGCACCCGGAGTGCATGGGGTTCGCGTAGGCGGGACGACGCGCTATTGGTGACCATACGGATCGGAGCGAAGGAACCACAGACCGAGAATCGGGCACGACCCCGCCTGGTTTGGTCTCGTCGCATGCTGTCGCCGCAGACGGCCCGACGTCCTTCGCTCCGTACTACCCTGATGGCGCCGTCGACAGGTAAGCCGATGGCCCAGTTCCGCGCCGAGCTACAAGCCTCCGCTGACATCGTCCAGACCATCACGCTGTGTCTGCATTGCCCCGATTGGACCCACAGCGGAACGGCGCTCGAAGGGCGCGAGGCATCACTGCAGCACCGGCGCGTCGAGCACCCTGAGACGCTGATCCGCAAGCCGCGCAGGGGCCATAAGGGGATGCGCAAACGGGCGTTGCGTTCGGCACGCGAGGAGGAGCAGGTCTCGCTTGACGCAGCGGAGGCAAACCGAGCTCGCAGTGAGCGAGAGCAGGCGGAGATGCTGGCGAAGATCGAACGCGGTCGGTTGCGTGACGAGCAGGCACGGGCTGCGCTCGACGAAGCGGCTGCTTGACATGCCACTCGGATGCGGATAGGTTGATGCCTGTGTCTAGTTCCCTAAGCACCGAGACGAGAGCAGAAAAGCGCAAAAGACTGCGGCGTGTCGCTCGAGCAGCAGAGCAGGCGACCAGCGCGAGCAGACACCGGGACGCCTCAATTCGGGCTGCACTCGAGCTCTCGTCGGTGCGTGAAGTGGCACGGGCGACGGGCTTATCGCCGGCGCGTGTGCATCAGATCAGGCACGGGCGCTAGTGAGTCTCCGGGCACGAAAGGCGTCAGGGTGCCAGCGTGGCGTAAAGACTGAAAGTCACCGCCTGATTGGGCGCTGCCGGCAGGTGGTCGCGTGAGTTCACTCACGCCCCCATCGGGTCGTAACGATGAGGTTGCCGCGTACACGCCGTCTCGGTGCGAGGAGTCATGCTGGACGCCGCTGCCGTGCCCTGAGTGCGACCGGATGATGAACCCCCGCGGTCGCAGCGCACCGCTCGAAATCGTATGCACCCGCGATCCGTGTCCGGCCGACGATGCGAATGTGAACCCGCGCCATCTGTGGAACGAGAACGACGACGAGCGGTGGCGCTTCTACCCCGAGGAAAGGCCCGCAGATGTCTGCTGATGGCGAGAACTGCGTCAGCCCTCACACGTTCATGCCGCTTCGGCGCTGGTTCAATCGGGGGCGCTGTCGGGCTTGCTTTCTGCCGCCCGCAAAGCACCCGACGACTAGCTGGGTGCCGTCGCGTCCGTGGGGCGACAAACGACTGCCCGTCACTCCAACCTTCGACCCGGAGGCCGAGCGTGTCTCAGCCTGACCCTTCTGCCGCTACTCCGCCGCCACGGTGCGACACTTCGACCGACGGCGCTCGCTGGCCGTCGAGAGGAGGTGATGCGTGATGGAGACAATCGACGCGCTCCGCGATCTGCTCGGTCTGAACGACCGCGACGACGTGGCGTTCACGACGCTCTCGGGCTACATGGAGATTCCCGATCCCGACACGCACGAGATGACGTGGAAAACCATCCGCACGGGCGATACAGCCTTCGTGTTCGTCGGCCCGGAGGACAAGCTCAACGGCATCCTCCGCGTGGACAAGGAGGAGCGCACCGTCACGTTCGAGGTCACGTTCCCCGCGCCTGAGTCGCTGCTCAAACAGGCAGCTAAGGCGGGCAAGTGAAGTCTGCCGCGAACGCTGATCCGCGTCCTCGTTATGCCCGACTGATCGGCTGGCTCGGAGGCGTCCTACAAGACGTGGGCGACGCGCTCTCGACTTGGAGTTGGGGGCGATGAGCGATTCTGCCGCTACTCCGTCTCCACCAACCGAAAGGAGAACCATGTACCGGCTCAACGAACAGATCAGCAAGAGCATCGACGTGGACGACTACAAGCTGCCCTACATCGAAGCGCACACCTTCGCGGACAGCGACCTCATCTCGCTGATTCTCGACGACCGCTTCGGTCTCGATACGAACGCCGAGGAGTTGGAGCGGTGGCTGCCGTTCCTGGCGAACGCGATGGCCGTCGCCGCCGGGCGCACGAGTCACGGCGAGCACTCGAACGTCCGCAACCCGCACGGCGAGAACCTGGCCGGATACCAGACCGAGCGCATCACCGGAGAACCCGTTGCCGAAGTCGCCTGATCGCTCTGCCGCGCAGGGACGCGACGAAGTGCTGGCCGCGATGGCCGAGCGGATGAACCGCCTCGACTTCGTGCGCTGGGACCACTGCGTCCGCCACGACAACACGGCCGTCGCCTACGGCTGGATCAGCCGCGATGACGGCCGCAGCGACTTCGTCCTCCTCGACTTCTCGTGGGGAGACACCGAAGGTCTCGACGGCTCGACCCTGACGTGGTTCGCGGTCGGCTTCTCGACTTCGAGCGCCGTCTACTCCGCGATCATCAGTCGGCTGCTCCACGGTGAGAGCCAGGGCGTCGAGCACCGCGACTGCGAGCGTGTTGAGGACGTGCTCGGGGAGCTGGTCAACTGGAAGGTGACTCGGGACGGCACCTATGCCTGAGCGTCGGAACGAGTCGAGTGCCGCGCAGAGTTGGCGCTTCGTCGTCAAGGACTTCGCCGGGACGATCCTAGCGACGCGGCGGAAGGGGCGGATTGCTGCCGAGAACCTGACGCGCCTCGCGGGCGAGCGCCCCGGCCTCATCGAAATCAGCTTCGAGGGGTGCCTAGGCATGACCGGCCCGTTCGCGGATGAGTTCCTCGATGCGGTCGATGCTCTCGGAGATCGCACGATCTACTCGTGCCTCGATGACGACCTGCACGGCGATCTGACGTTGTGGGAGAACAAGCGGATGGAGGCTCGGGGTGTCCTCTGATCCGCGCCACGATCAGCCTGCCGCTTCTCCGTCGCTGCCGATGGTGGCTGCGCTGTTCGTGGAGAAGGACGGCATGTATTTCGGGCTACCTGGAGTTGAGCCCTGGGATGAGGAGCGCGATGCGAGGCTCTACGACGGGCCGTGGCCTGTCGTCGCGCATCCCCCCTGCGCTCGGTGGTCGCGGCTCGCCGGCTTCACCGAGGCCCGGTTCGGCTACAAGCGCGGCGAGGACGGCGGGTGCTTCGAGTCGGCCCTGCGGTCAGTGCGGACGTTCGGCGGCGTCATCGAGCATCCAGCCCACACGGCTGCGTTCGCCCGGTACGGCCTGCCGAAGCCGTCCGTGCGTGAAGGCTGGACGCTCGATCTTGACGGCGGCGCGTCTTGCTACATCGAGCAAGGCCGCTACGGCTTGCCTGTGAAGAAAGCGACGTGGCTCTACGCATACGGTGTCGAGTTGCCCGAGCTCCGATGGGGCTGGACTCCTGATGGCGAAGGCGACGAGCCGAACGGCGAGTGGGGCGGGATCGACAACTGGCGCGACCGCTGGACGAAAGCGAGCGAGCCGAAGGCCGGGACACATCCGCGAGCCCTAGCTACCCACTGGCGCGGCCACCGACACGACGGGCTGCGCTCCGCGACTCCACCCGAGTTCCGTGACGCGCTGCTCGCTATGGCCCGCACCGCACGGATCGAGGTGGCAGCGTGACGCAAGACGCTCGTTCTACGCCTCGCGCTGCGGTCTACTTCTTGCGTTGGGCGCTCGCCATCTACGCCTTCGGCTGGACGCTCTCGTTCGGCTGGGACGCGGAGGCTGCATCGCCGGAACGCTGGTATCTGATTTACCTCGCTAGGGGGTATCACCGTGGCCGCTGAGCATCCTGCCGCTCATATGCCTCCACGGTGCGACACTTCGACCGACGGCGCAGGCTGGCTGTCGGGAGGAGGTGAACACGAGTGACTTACATCAGTTCGTATCCGTCCTGGCAGCTCGACATCGGCAACGCCTACATCGTCAATGACGGAAGAGCCAAGGTCGAGTGCCGATTCCCGGCCGGCTCATGGACGCTCGAAGAGTTCACAGCGATGGTCTCGAAAGCGACCGAGGGCTGGGACGATGTCACGATCAACTGGACGGAGGACTCCGGAGACGGATATGCCTCATTCTGGGTGATCGCGCTTCGTGAACCGACAGAAGAGGATCGCGCCAACATCGAGCAGTGGAAGCTACGCGCGGCTGAGCGACATCAGCGAGAACTCGACTGGCACCAAAAGCAGATCGACGAACTAAGAGGTCGAGATGCCTGATCCTTCTGCCGCGAAAACAGGTGATGAGACGGAGGGGGTATCGGTGGCCAATCCGGATGTAGCTGCTGACTCGTTCCCCGGACGGGGTGCGACCCCCTCCGCGTCATCACCTGTGGATCGGCGACGGATCGAAGCCGCGAGTTGGAAGATCGACCGCGTGCTCGCGCGCCTGCCGATCCTTGGTGCGTTCCCGACTGAGAAGCGGCTGCTCGAAGAAGCCCGCGATCTGCTCGACCCGGAGGTGAAGCTCGCATGACTTCTGCCGCTCACACACCCTCACCGTCCCCTGATGAGGGTAAAGTTCCGGCGAGACCAGCAGGAGTTGAACTCGCCACTGGGCGCGGGGTGGATCTACCACCTCACGGGGATCGGGGCGGCTCACCTGAACCGCCCCGGCCCCCAGCCAATCTTGGGTCGGATAGGCATGACAGGCCGTTGGTGCCGCCCGTGTCCGACAAGGGGTCTGGGACCCCTTCCGGCCCATCTTCTGCCGCTACTACTGAGCCGACGCTCACTCGCTACTTGTTGAGCGTGGTGTTCGAGGCTGAGGACGACGGCGAGGCCGACATCGCTCTGGAAAAGGCGACCGAGAAGCTGGCGTCCTTCAACTACCCGATCATCAGAACGCGACTGGAGAAGTTGTGGTGAGCGGCCACGATCAGCCTGCCGCGAGGATCAACGCCCGGGACGTGTCCTACGCCCTAGAGCATCCCGAAGGGCCGTTCAGCACCACGGTCGATCTGCCAGCCGGAAGTCTCGTGGTCGAGAAGTACCACTACGAGACCGAGCGAAGGACGACAGGCGTTCAGTGGCTCGCTCAGAGCGTGGATGCCGAAGGCAACCTGCTCCTGCACCGAGCGTGCCGGACGCGCAAGGAAGCGTTGGAGGCGTTGTCGCGTGTCTAGTGCCGCGAACATAGGGCCGCTGGACGATGACGGGGTGCTGGTCTTTGGCGATCCTCCGACCGCGACTACCGTGGCCGCACTCTACGTCGAGAAGGACGGCGCCTACTTCGGCCTGCCTGGTGTCGATCCGTGGGATGAGGAGCGCGATGCGACTCTCTACGACGGGCCCTATCCGGTAGTGGCGCATCCGCCTTGCAACCGCTGGTGCGTCCCGAACCATGCGTGGCACGGCAAACCGTGGGCAACCGTGGAGGCCGAGAAGCGTGGCTGAGGATCGGACTGCCGCTCATACCCCTTTGCGGCGGGTCGTCTCCGACCCTGACTTCACGCTCCTACTCGGAGACGCACGAGAGGCTCTGCGTGAGTTGCCCGATGAGTCGGTCGACTGCGCTGCGACCTCTCCTCCGTTCTACGCGCTCCGCGACTACGGGACCGGAGCGTGGATCGGGGGCGACGAGACCCACGAGCACGACACAGTTGGCGCTCGTGGCGGCCGAGGCGGTTCGGGCACACTCGACAAGCGCAGCGCCGACGCTATGCCATCGAGGGTTCCGGCGCGTGTTTGTTCATGTGGTGCGGAGTACCGCGACCCCCAGATCGGCTTGGAGGAGACTCCCGAGGAGTGGGCCGCCGCGCTCGTGGACGTGTTCGCGGAGTGCCGCCGCATCCTGAAGCCGCAGGGAACGCTCTGGGTCGAGTGCGGGGACAGCTACGTGAGCGGTCAGGGCGGTCGTCAGAGCGCCGTAGGCGAGCTCCCGCCGTCGACGCGCTTCGACCGCAAGGAGGCCGGGGAGAAGCGCGAAGGACTGCCCTCGTCGTTCGGTGAGCGCGACGTTGGGCCGAGGTTCTACCCCGGTCGCGATACGGGCCTAAAGCCGAAGGACCTGCTCGGTCAGCCGTGGCTGCTCGCGTTCGCGCTCCGCGCTGACGGGTGGTGGCTACGGCAGGCGATCATCTGGCACAAGCCGAACGCGATGCCTGAGTCGGCGACTGACCGCTGTACGACGAACCACTCCTACGTCTTCCTGTTCTCGAAGCAGGCCCGCTACCACTTCGACGCTGAGGCAATCGCTGAGTCGGCCGAATGGGCCCGGTGGGGCGATCAGACGACCCCGAAGTACGAGGGGCACGACGACAAGGCCGGAGGCTGGATCAAGCCGAAGTCCAGAGAAGAACTCGTGGCGCGAGGCGGTCGCACGACTAACGGCCAGCGCGAACGCTCGGGCGAGATGCGCGGCTTCGACAATCGGATGGATCGCGCGGACGGCCTGAAGAACCCGCGAAGTGTGTGGACGATCCCGACGCGCGGGTATCCCGACGCCCACTTCGCAACGTGGCCCGAGGCGCTGTGCGAGCGCATCCTGAAAGCCGGATGCCCGGAGGGCGGCACGGTCCTCGATCCCTTCATGGGCAGCGGCACAACGGCGCTCGTCGCTCGCAAGCTGGGACGCAAGAGCATCGGCATCGAGTTGAACCCGGAGTACGCCGAGCTGGCTGCTCGACGGCTGGCGCAGCAATCCCTACTCGCCGAGGAGGCGGTCGCGTGACCCAAGACGCTCGCTCTGCCGCTCATACGGTGCCACCGGAGGCGCACGCGCTGACGCTGTTCCGCATCCTCCCGAACGGCGAGTGCCGCACCTACAGCGCCACGACGTTCCCGCGCGCCCCATACCAGGGGTGCGAGCGGATGGTGAGGATGGCGCGGGCGGTCGGCGCGATCAGCGAGTCAGGCGAGAGCTACGGCTTGCTCGAAGTGCTGGACGAGAACGGCGACATCCTCGCCGACTTCGACATCCCGACCGCTGCCGAGTTCGCCTGGCTGAAGAAGAAGCTCAACATCGTGGTCGAGGAGGTCGAGAGCGTTGGCTGAGCCGCGCCACGATCAGCCTGCCGCTACAACGCCCCGGCAAGTGTCCCGCGTGCGGCTATTCGATCCGGCTACGGAAGGACGGGACGGTGCAGAAGCACACGCTCTACTCGATGTTCGCGTACACCTGCGCTGGCAGCGGGGGAAAGCCGAGATCGCATGGCCCGTTCTAACGATCAAGCTGCCGCGATCACCTACACCTGCCAGCAGTGCGGCAAGCCGGTCACGGTGGGTCACGCTGCTGCGTGGCCGGAGCGGTGTCCGCACTGTAAGACGGCGCCGCCGACACTCATGGTGAAGGTTGGCGGGGCGACAGTCGCCACTGGAAGGACGGAGACGTGAGTCTGGGTTCAGGAAGCTCCGATCCGCGCCCCGCCAGTTCTGCCGCTTCTATCGAAAGGACGACATGACCACACCAGTACCAGTTGGCGCCCTCCTATTCGGCGATGAGTTCGACGGCGTCGCCGGGACGCACCCGGATCCGAAGAAGTGGACAGGCAAGCTGCACGGCCTCGCATCTGGCATCCATCTAGACGGTTGGACGAACATCGCTCTCGACGGCAACGGCTGCGTCGTCATCACCGCCCGCAAGGCGGCGGACGGCTGGCACTCCGGTTTCCTCTCCGGGTTCAACACGGCCACCCAGACGGGCGGCTACAGCGGCAAACGGTACATCGAGGCGCGCGTCAGGGTCGGCAAAGGCCAAGGAGTCTGGAACGGAGCCGTCTGGGAATGGGCGGCGATCTACGGTGCTGGCGGGATCGAGGTCGATGTCTGCGAGCAGCTCGGCCGCGAACCGCAAACCTACCATTCGACCCTGCACAACTGGGGCGGCAGCGGCCAACAGTCACCACATGCCACGATCCCGGCGGGCAAGGTCCTCGGCGACGACTTCCACGTCTACGGTGCCGCCGTCTATCCGGACCACATCGACTGGTATCTCGACGGCGTCCACATGAAATACCAGAACGGCAGTCCCGCGACAGTCAAGGCTTCGGAGGTCGGCCTCACCGATCTGACGAAGTTCAAGGTCGTCCCGAACATCAGCCTCAACATGGGCGGATGGGGCGGATCAATCAAGATCCCAGGCCCAGTATCACTGACCATCGACTACTTCCACGCCTACACGCTCACATGAACCGAGGCAAATGTCCCAACTGTCACGGCACAGGCACCACCCGATTCGGCGTCTGCGCCTACTGTAAAGGCAGCGACCACGCATGAGTTCGGGAATCAGCCGCGAACGCCAAGTCCGACGAAAACTCAAGGATGACGACTGGGTTGTGATCCGGGCCGCCGGCAGCCTCGGCTTCTGCGACCTCGTCGCACTCAAGGATGGACACCTCAGCCGCTTCATCGAGGTCAAGGCCACCCATCGCGGGCCGTACCACGGGTTCGGACCAGCTGACCGGGGCAACCTCAAGGCAGTCGCTGCACGCGCCGGCGCGCTCGCACAACTCGCCTGGTGGCCGCCCAGAGGCAAGCTCCACTGGATCGACTCGAGCGAATGGCCGTAGACACACACCGCTGGCCGCGAGCCACGACCGACGTCGGCAACTACGGTCCGATCTGCGACTGCGGCAACCTCAAGACCGACCAGGCGCTCACCTGCACCGACTGCGCCGCCGATCGCCGACGAGCACCTGACCACTGGAGCCGACGCACCTGCCCCGAATGTGGTGGCGCCAAAACGAAGGACGCCGCGAGATGCCTCCACTGCGAGCACGAGGCCCGTCTCGGCGACCCGCGCTGGTATTTCGGAAACTCCGAAACTGTGGCACACTCCTAGGCCCGTGCCGATGCCCCCTTGACCCGCCCCGCGGCGTGACAGACCAGTACGACGACGACATTCCGTTCGGTCTGCCAGCTGACCACGGTGATCGCCACGGACGCACAGTCGAAATCTGGCTCTCTTCAGTCTCCACGATTTACGAGGTCTGCCGCAAATGCCGCTACGAAAGCGGCTACCTCGCACGCTATATCCAAGTCGACGGGCGCGTTGCAATCCGCTGGGTCTGCTCCTACTGCGAGGATTACGGCACAGCGGGCGAACTCCCCCGGGCGGTGCTTACGCGATACGACCTAGACCTCGACCAGCTCCCAATCCGCGTCAACCGCTACAACCCCGAGCGTAGAACAGACGCTTGCGTCGTCTGTGGCGATAATCGCGGTTCAGAGCATCACCATTGGGCGCCCGTTGCGTTGTTCCCCGACTGGCCTTACACCCTCACGCTCCCGCTCTGTCAACGCCATCACCGCGAATGGCACACCATCAGGCGAGAACACGGCCTGCAGTGGCCGCACGAACTGTGAACGTAAACGGTCGCTCACACCTGCTCGAAAGCTACGGCCGCTTCTACGGCGACGAGCACTTCGCGATCGCATTCACCGCCGGCACAGAAGGCGAGAACGCCAAACGCGTCGTCACCGCGGGCTGGGACAAGAGCAAGCCGCTCGCGACCGGCGACTACGGTGCCGGGTTGATCGCGGAGCGCGGGCAAGAGCGCAACATCGCGATCGTTCTGCGGCCTTCCAACCTCGTCGTGCTCGAGTGCGACAGTGAACAAGACCTCGTCGCCATCCGAGACCTGAGCCTCCCTGAGACGCTAACCGTTCGATCCTCCGAGCCGTATAAGCAGCACTTCTACTTTCGCCCACCAGAGGAGCTCGGAACGCTTCCCTATGTTGCGTTCCGGTTTGAATCAGGCAAGGTCACTGCCGACTCGGGACGTTACTTCCTCGCACCGCCGAGCATTCACCCCAGCGGCGCACAATACGCCTTCTTGCCCGACCACGGTCCCGGCGACACCGACATCGCGGAACTGCCCGAGCAGCTGTATCGACAACTCGTCGAGCGAGCACAGCGCGAAACGAGCGAGCAGCGTGAGCGAATCCAGGTCGATCCCGAAGCGAAAATTTACGCAGGACAACGCCGCGAGACGATCTTCCGCTTCGCCTGCATGCTGCGCCGCTGGGGACGCCCCTATGAAGCAATCCTTGAAGAGTGCCAGCGCTTCAACCAGGAGCGCTGCGAACCGCCCGTGGCTGCTGAGCACGTCGTAGTCCAGGTCAAGGGTGCGATGAAAAAAGACGGCGACCAGGAACTCGTAGAACAGCCAGCGGGACCACCACCGATTATCTTCGAGAGCCTCCGCTCCTTTCTCGCACGAGATCTCCCCAAATCAGAAGCGCTCATCGGCGTCACCCGCGACGGCACCAACCTCCTGCCCCGCTATGGCTGGGTCATGCCCTGGGGGCGTGAAGGGTCAGGCAAGACCTCCGTTCTCGTCGACCTCATCTTCCACGCCTGCGCCGGCATCGACTGGATCGGCTACCCGATCAAAGAACAACTCAGGCTCGTCGTCATCATCAACGAAGGCGTACCAGGCGGCCTACAGGACAAGCTCGAGCAGAAGACTGAACGATGGGAACATGACAAGGACGCCGTTCTCGACAACCTCGGAATGTACGTCTCACCCTGGGGCGAATTCACATTCAAGAACGACCGCATGGTCGAACACGCACGCTCCTACATTGACGACTTCGGCGCCGACTACATCGTCTGCGACCCACTGCACACACTCGGCGCAGAAGGCGCAGGCGCCCCCACCGAGACCGAAGACTTCAAGCACCGCCTACGCTCATTCGGCCTTTGGCAGGACATCGGCGTCATCACCGCTCACCACTCCAACAAGGCTGGCATGGTCTCCGGGGACTGGGGACGCCATCCCGACACGCTGATTCACCTTGAGAAGGACGGCAAACGACCAGCGACAAAGTTCACGCTGCAGAAAGCACGGCCTGCGGACCCACAAGAGCTCGGCAACCCCTTCCTACTCGAATGGGAAACGATGACGCTTAGCTACAAGCGAGTCGACATCGACAGCGTCAAAGTAGGCGACGATGAACTGCTCGAGCGGATCAAACAAACCATCGCGAACTTCACTGAACCGCCCACGATGAACGACCTCAAAGAGGCGACTGAGGGCAACGCGGCACGCATCGCAAAGGTCGCGAAAGAGGCGCTTGAGCGTGGCGAATTGGCCAATCTGAGCACCGCGAAAGGGCGTTATCGCTTCTCTGTGGCTCAAACGAGTCCAGCGCATGAAGACTCGGAGGAATCTATGGGCCAGAATGACCCACAAAGCGTGATGAATACAGGGATTCAACAAGTCCTCGACGCCAAGGAATCACTGGAACAGCACCCCAAGACGGGGCAAACGATTCCTCGGTTCCCCCCCTCCCGTAGGGAGGGGGAACAGGAATCGGAACCGTTGGGGCTCACGGCAGACGACATCCCCTTCTGATGACCACCATCCCCATCAGCCCCGACATCTGGCAGATCGCCCATGACGTCTGCACCGAACGCCAACTCCTCATCCTCACCCTCCGCGAAAAACACGGCTACAGCTGGAACCAGATCGCCATCACCACCAACCTCACCCGCGCCACCGTCCGCGGCCACCACCAAGCCGCAACCAAGAACGTCTACGACGCCCTCGAAGAAAGGAACGGACATGCGAGCCCAAACTAGGCCAGCCTCTGAGAGACGACTCGCGTTCCTCAACCACGCCTGGCTCGAACGCTGGCTCCTTATCACCCTCGTCCTCGCGCTCCTGCTCCTCGCCAACAGGTTCGGCGCGTGAACGTCCCGCTGCCGCGCTTCCTCCAGGAACACCAGCACCGCCGCGACCACGCCGACGCACTCTCGACCAGCGTCGTCGACAACAGCCTCGACCTACGCGACCGCATCATCGTCTGCGACCCATCTGACTCGCTCACGCTTCGCGGCATACCGGCGATCGGACGTGGAGTCGCCGGCGCGATCAGGTTCAGCCAACCCGAAGCGCAAGCCTGCCGCCAAACCTAGGCCGGCCTCTGGTAAACCTAGGCCGGCCTCTGATAGCCTCCCCGTTGCGGACGTCCAGGCGGCAGCCGTTCCCCAAGGGGACTAGACGCCACAAGGGTCGAACGGCTGTCGCCCGCAACCTAGGCCGGCCTCTGAGTCGAGGGTCTCGCCGATTCGCTGGAGTGCACGTCCGCTCCGTGAGCTCGCCGGCCGGCAGCTCGAGCGCGAATGTAAAGCCGCACACCGAACCGTTGCGCACCCCGCCGCAGGCTGCTAGATTCCCTCTTGTCTAGTTCCCTACACGAGAGGAGCAGCATGACCTATTGTTTTGGAATCCCCGCGCTCGTCATCGGGATCCCCGCAACGCTCGTAGTTATCTACGCATGGTGTGCGTTCGCGCGCACACCGAAAGGTCGGCGGTAACACCATGAACGAGGAAATGCTCAACACCATCAAGCGCGCCGAAAGCATCATCCGCGCAACTCACGGCGCAAACGATATAGCCGACAACCTCTACGCACTCGGCTGCGAACTCGGACGCGACACGACTTACAACGGCTGGACGAACTATCCAACCTGGGCCATCAACCTATGGCTCTCCAACGACAGTGGCTCGAACGATGCAACGCTTGAGATCGTCGGCTACGCATACGACGAAGCGCCCGGCCACGACAACTGCCAGCCCTGGACGGATTCGTCCGGGACGATCAACGCACCGACCTGGACCGTCGAAAACGCGCGCCGCTATCTCGCAGCCGACCGGCTCAAAGAATGGATCGGCGAGCTGAGCGACAGCTGGGACGGACTGACTGAGCAGCCCGAACCTTCCATGTTCACGGATCTCCTCGGATGGGCGATCGACGCCGTCAACTGGGACGAACTCGCCGAGGGTTGGATCATCACCCTAGAGGAGCAGCGCGAGTACGCGCGCACATCGTGACCGCGCTTGAAGACATCGTAGCCGCCACCATCGCAACCGTGGCAATCATCCGACACCTACGACCGAAAGGGAAATGATGGGCAAGAGAAGCTACACCGTGCTAGATGTCAGACCCGATGGCACCTTCGTTTGTCTCGCCGATCATGTCACCCTCAGCGAAGCACTCGAGAGAGTCCGTCACGCAAGATGGGCAGGAAAGGTCTTGACCAACCCCTAGACCCAACGACATATCAGCATCACAAGCGGACCCTCGAAAGAGGGTCTACTTGTACCCCGTCGACTAGCGCACGCCGAGCTCGCGCGCTACTATCGCGCGTAGGCGCAGCTGGTTAGGCGCCGACCCGCACACACTCCCGCACTAGCGATAGCTACCACCTCGAGCCGGCCAGCGAGCCGGCTCACTTCGTTGCCCAACCTTCAGCCCATCCAGCCGAGCGACCGCCCTCGCGTGCAGCGTCGCGCATCGTTCGCGCGGCCAATCGTTGGCGGAGTTTTTTATTTAGAGGGCAGCTCTTGACCCCCGCAGGCAGATTTCCGTCTGGACGCAATTTTTCGCGAGGACAGCGCGCTTCCACGACGGCTCGAGGGTTGGGCACCGTCCACCAGTCGGTTCGGGCGGGATTGCGTCCGATCGTCAATGGGGGATTCCAGAAATGCTGCCTGTGCGGCGAGCGAATTCTGCCTGGGCAGTCTTGGGACCTCGACCATACGCCTGACCGTCGCAGTTACCGTGGCGTCGCGCACGCGACGTGCAACCGGAGTGAGGGCGCCCGTCGTGGTAACGCGCTGCGTGGGATGAGGCGGTCGCGGAAGTGGTAGCACTGGCGGCCGTCGACGAGCTCGTCATGCCCCGCATCTGCAACATCCCTGACGCGCATGACTGGTCGCTTGGTGATAGGGCGGTCGAGTGGTCGCGCGAGCACAAGCTGAGGCTTGACCTGGAGCAGGAGATGATGCTCCGTTCGATGTTCGGTCTGAACGAAGAAGGTCGCTGGCAGTCGTTCGAGTTTGGTCTGTCTGCGCCGCGCCAGAATGGCAAGGGCGAGGTGCTCCTAGCGCGCGAGCTGTTCGGCTTGTTCGAGCTCGGTGAGCGGTTCATCGTGCACTCGGCCCACGAGTTCAAGACGTCGGTCAGGCATTTCAAGCGGATCGAAGAGGTCATTCGCCGTAACCCGGATCTGTTGGCGCGGATGAAGCGGTCGCCTGTGGGCCAGCAGCGGATCGTCGGTTTCCTCTATTCGCATGGGGATGAGTCGGTGGAGTTGCAGGACGGGTCGAAGATCGAGTTCCGCACCAGGACGAAGTCTGGGTTGAAGGGCGTCGATGATGTCTCGCTGCTGGTGCTGGACGAGGCACAGATCCTGTCGGAGTGGGCTCATGGAACGATGGTGCCGACGTTGCGCGCGTCGACAGCCCAGCGCGGCCCGCAGTTGGTCTACGCCGGCAACGCACCGGACAAGGACAAGGACGATCACGCGGTCGTGTGGACTCGTGTTCGTGAGCGCGGCGTCGAGGGCGATGATGACTCGCTGGTCTACCACGAGTATTCGCTCGACTATGAGACGCCCGATGAGGTGCCGGAGGATGTTGCGCGCGACCCGGTTGTGTGGCGTGAGGTGAACTGGGCGATGGTGCGCGGCCGGATCCATGAGTCGCACATGGTGAAGGAGGCTCGGGTTCTGGGTTGGCGCCAGTTCATCACCGAGCTCCTCAACGTTGGCGACTATCCCGACACTGATCTGGTCGGCAACTCGGAGATTTCGCTGGAGAAATGGCTGGAGGGTGAGGACACCGAGTCAGTGCTCGAGGATCCGGTCTGCATAGCGTTTGACGTCTCGCCGGCGCGGCGCACGACGATCACTGCTGCAGGCTTGAACGAGCGCGGCAAGAAGATGATCGAGATGATCCACTGCCGTGAGGGGACAGGCTGGGTGCCGGAACGGCTAGCCGAGCTCTGCTCGAGCCATGAGGTGATGGAGTTGGTCTGTGACGGGTTCGGTCCGGCGAACGCGATCGCTGACCGGATCGAGGAGCAGACGGGGTTGGACGTGCGGCGGCTGAAGACGGGTGAGTACGCGGACGCGTGCGGCCAGTTCGCGACGGCTGTGGAGGAGGACGACTTGGTGCATCTCGGCCAGGATGAGTTGAACACGTCGGTGCGTGGCGCGCGCGTGCGGCCGCTTGTCGACCGCTGGGCGTGGTCGCGGTCGAAGTCAAAGACGGATCCGGGTCCGGTGATCTCGGCGTCGATCGCGCTGTGGTCGGCGATGGACCGAAACGTCGCGAACAGCGAAGTGGTCGTCTACTGATGGGCGGCCCGCTGACTGGATACGAGGCCGAGTCGATCGTCGAGGTTGAGGCTGTCCTGGACGATTCGCCGGCCGACGCCGATGAGGTGTACCAGCGGACGATCGGTCATTCAGAGCGGGCGATCGCGGCGGTAGCAGCCAAGCGTGCTGGGGGAGGGGGCGGCGGCTCTTTGCCCCCGCAGTGGACTGTCGATGCTCACGGCGATGTCGACTTTGCACCTGACGACAACACGGTCGATCAACTCGTCCAGATCACTGCCCCGGAGGGCTACAACGACAACAGTGCCCAGGCGCGGTTTCTATTTCTCGTCGACGAGCAAGGCCGCCAGATCGCCTCATTCGACACTTTTGCCGACCTGAATATCTGGGGCTACGACGACGTCGGAACTCCGGCGATCGTGCTACACGGAGAATCGGGAGAGCAGAATACGATCAGGGCCGAGTTCATCAGTCTTGCGTGGGCGGGGCATGTCGAGTTTCTCGTCAATAACGGCCAGGATGGGAAGCTGATCTTTGGGTCGGGCGGCACGCGACACTTCCAGATCGGTGCGAACGGCGAGTTTGGCGTTTTCGACAAAGCGAACAGCCCCGCTGCCCAGCCGAGCGTGCCGGCCTCTAGTCCGTCAGTTCAGGATGTGATCGATGCGCTTGTTGCCCTCGGACTGGTGACGCAAGCATGAGCCTGCTCGACCGCATCCTCGGTCCGCGCCCAGAGGTCGGACAGCCGATCATCGCGACCCGCGAACAGCCTCTACTCGCGCGCGACGTCGAGCCGCTCGAGGGCACCAACATGAGTCTCTGGAACTCGATCATCCCCGACTTCTGGACGGAGAACGGGTTAAACGCGGCCGGCCAAATGTTCTTCCCCGGCAACGGCCTGCTCGCTGAACGGACGTGGATCGCGAACAGGTGCATCCAGATGAACGCGCAGCAGATCGCGTCGATGCCCTTGCGGTTCGAGGCGCCGAACGTGGCGGAGGCGACCGAGCCGATGTGGGTCTGCAACCCCGACCCGCTGTTCTACCCGAACGGCGTCTCTGACGCGATTTTCGCTCTGGTCGCGGACATGTACGGCTGGGGGTACGGGCTCGCGTTCATCACGCAGCGCTACGCGAACGGGTATCCGCGCAACTGGACGACGATCCCCGCCCGGATTTGTGAACCGCTGTGGCGAGATGGCGTGCGCGAGTACCGGATCATGGGCGGTGATCTGCTCGACCCGGCGGACGTGATTCAGATCGACCGCAACCCCGGTGCGAACGCGACCTTCCAGGCGCACGGGACGCCGGCTATTCGCGCGTATGCGCAGATCGCGTGGGGGTTGCTGGCGGCTGGGAACGCGGCGCTCGAGGTGAACACGGGCGGCATCCCGAAGGTTGCGTTGAAGTCGACGCGGAAGCTGACGGCGGAGCAGGCGCTGGCGATTCAGACGCAGTGGCAGGAGCGGACCGCGCAGCGCTCGGGGGCGCCCCCGATTCTGCCGCCTGAGCTCGACTTCGACCAGCTCTCGTTCAACCCGAAGGACCTGGCGCTACTTGAGAATCAGGAGTTCAATGCGGTCAATCTCGCCTCGGCCTATGGGATCCCGGCCGTGATGTTGAACATGACGGTCGGTGGCAGCCGCGGCAACTCGAGCCTCACCTACCAGAACCCCGGCCAGTTGGGCGAGATGTGGTGGCGGTTCGAGCTACGCCCGACGGCCAAGCGGATCGCGGACGCGTTCACCTCGCAGGCGCTGCCGTCGGGCCAGTGGGTTTGGTTTGACGCGAAGGACACGTTCCAGCCGTTGCACGTCGAGGCCGGCGTCGCCGTCGGACCGTTCGCTACCGACGAGGATGACCCGCAGGCCGCGGCGGCATCGCAGGATTATCCGCAGACACCGGATGCGCCGCCGACGGCGGGCGCTTCACCGGCACAACAGAACCAGCCGACGACACCCCGGCTGGTCGGACTAGGGAGGCAGTAAATGAGCGAAGTTGTGGAGGAGGCCGTGGCGACGGGTGGGCGCGAGGTTCTCGTCCGCACCTTCGGCGTTCGTGCCGAGATGGCCGACGACCGCACGATTGACGTGCGTGTCGTTCCATTCGACGAGATCGCCACCGTGGCCGACCCGCCGGACTTCCGGCCGTACAAGGAGCAATGGATGCCGGGTGTGTTCTCGCACCAGGAGAACGCAGCGAATCGCATCTACCTTCGCGCTGGTTCTGGGCACGATCAGGTTGTTGAGGCCACCGGCGACCGCAAGCCCGGACTCATTGGCGTCGTCGGCCACGGGCAAACGCTAGTCAGTCGCGAAGACGGCTACCACGCGCGGTTCAAGATGCACCAGGGCGTCGAGGCGGATACGGCTCGCGAGCTTGTTAGCGACGGTGTGTTCACGGGCGTCTCAGCAGAGTTCTACGAGCAGCGCAACGTCCGAACTCGCGATGGCATCCTGCAGCGGGTCCGGGCGAATCTCGATTCCGTTCTGCTTACGCCAACTCCCGCGTACAGCAAGTCCCAAGTGCTGGCTATGCGCGAAGAGGACGTGGTCACACTCGACGAAGAGATGATTCCGCCACCGATCAATAAGCAGCTCCTCGAGCGCTGCGCCGATCTCGGCATCGACCTTCCTGAAGGGATGGCGATCCTGCTCACTCGCGCGTATACGGAGATCCCCTGGGATGGTGCAGCTTCTCGTTGGGACACACCGGAGGCGTATTGCGCCGCCTCGGCGATCGACCTGAACACTCCCGGCGGACCGAAGACGAAGGACCGCTGCCATCTTCCGTTCAAGGAGCCCGGTTCCGGCGCGATCAACGTCGACGGCGTTCGGGCTGCCCTCTCAAGGATCGGCCAGGGATTTCCGACCGACGCGACACAGGCACAGCGCGACGCGGCCAAGTCGCGGCTCGAGAAGATCCTCGGAGCGTTCAACCCGACCAGTTCATCCACCTAACGGTCTATTCTTGAACCGCTCACAACATAGGGCGCACCTCGAGCTAACAGGCACCCCGGCACTGGCCGGCACCCCTGACATCGACACCCGCCAGCGGCACACGTCAATGTCAACCAGTTCGGAGGTGTAACGATGGCCGCATCGACCACTCAGGCTGAGACCCGCCTGTCGATGCTGCTCGACGAGCGCGAAGTCGTGACCGACAAATGGGAGGCGCTGAACGCGTCGATCAACAGTCGCGAAGACAAGACGCTCAACGAGGTCGAGCAGGAGCACATTCTCAAGTACCGTGAGCGCGTCACCGAGATCGACTCGGAGACGACCACGCTGACCGAAGACATCTCGGCCACTAACGCGGCGATCGAGGCAGCAAGGATGGCACGGCGCGCGATGGCCGGTGCCGAAGAGGGCGTCGAACTCGAGGGCGACGGCATCATCTACCGCGACTTCGCCACCTACGCGCGCGACATGATCCTCACGCGTGGCTCGACCGAGTGCAGCAAGATCGCACAGCTCGCAGGCGGAAACGACACCGTCCTCAGGGCTCGCGAGCGAATGGCGCTCCTGCAGCGCACCCCGGCGAACACGCTTTCCTCGAACGTCGCCGGCCTGCAGACCCCGCAGTACCTCGACCAGATCTTCCAGATCATCAACAAGAACCGGAACCTGGTCAACTCAGCGATGCGCACATCACTGATGCGGGGCACGCTCACCTACCCGAAGGTCACCACCCGCCCGATCGTCTCGGTGCAGAACACGCAGAAGACCGAGGCCGGAAACCAGGGGATGGTCGTCGATCTCGTCACTCAGACCGCGTCGACGTACCTCGGCGGCGGCGACCTGTCGTGGCAGGCGATCAACTGGACGACCCCGGACGCACTGTCCCTGTGGTTCGACCTGGCCGCAGCCGACTACGCGCTCAAGACGGAGCAGGACGCCGCCAAGGCGCTCACCGACTCCGCCTACACGCACCACATCACGACGCAGGTCGGGGCGACCGACACGTTCGCCCAGATGATGACCGGCATCGGTGCCGGATACGCAGCCGTGTTCGCGAACAGCGGTCGTGTCGCCGACACGATCTACCTCGCCCCGGACCGCTTCGGCTACTTCCTGGGCCTCACGTCCAACGCGTTCACGCAGTTCATGTCGGTCAACGGCCAGAACATCGGGCCGCTGAACATCGTGATCTCGCGTGGACTCGACTCCGGCACGATCATCGTCGGAGACTCCGCCGGGCTGCTCGTCGCCGAGACGGCCGGTGCTCCGGTCGAGCTCCGTGTCGTTGAGCCGGCGATCGGCGGTGTCGAGGTCGGCATCATCGGCGCGTTCGAGGCCGACGTCGTCGACGACGGCGCGTTCGCACTAATCACGACCGCCTCGTAACCCCAAGGCGAAGAAAGGGAGGGTCCGACAGCAGAGGTCGGACCCTCCCGAACCGAGAGGAGAAGCATGAGCGAACTGTCAGGAATGGAATCAGGAGCACAGGAGAACGCAGGCGGAATGCCGGCCGGTTCGGAGCCGTACAACCCGTCAGGGCAGACGATGCCCACCGACGGCGGACCCGGCTCGAGCCCAACCCCGGCGCCCGGCGAAGTCGCGTCGCCCGGCACCGACGAATACGTCATCCAGCCGAACGTCAGCGGCACCACCGTCCAGGCCAGCCCGAAGGGCAACGAGTTCGCATCGATGCCGACCCCGGACAGCTAGACGATGACGCCGTACAGGGAGCGCCGAGAACAAGGGCTCTACGACCCGAAGGGTGAGGGGACGAAGTCGACCACGACCGAGAACCTCGCCGGCCTCGGCGCTCCACAACAGGCAGAGCCAAAGAAGTCCTCGGCCCGAAAGAAAAGGAGTAACTGATGGCTGTAGGTATCGCGTCAGGACAAGCGAACAGCATCCTCGACGCGCTCGCGAAAGGCGTCGACTATGCAGGTAACGCGGCCGTTTGGGTGAAACTCCACACGGGAGACCCCGGCTCCGCTGGCACCTCGAACGCGGCCGGCAACACGACCCGGCAGCAGGCGACGTTCGCGTCATCGTCGGCAGGCGCGAACGCGACCAACGCCGACGTCGTCTGGCTCAGCGTCAGCACCGCCGAAACGTACTCACACGTCTCGTTCTGGACCGCCTCGTCATCGGGCACGTTCCTCGGTTCGAGCGCACTCACCGCGTCGAAGACTGTCGCGATCGGTGACACGTTCACGATCCCGACCGGGTCGCTGACGATGGCCCTCACACCGCTCGCTGCGTAGAGGCTGGCTTGGCCGACGCCCACAAGAACTTCGCCTACTCGCTAGTAGCGACAGCGCCATCACCGGCATCGTCGGGGACGAGTCTTGTCGTCACCGCCAGTGACGGAACGAAGTTTCCTGCCGTGCCGTTCAACGCGACTATCTGGCCTGCGAGCTCTCAGCCAACAACGGCGAACGCCGAGATCGTCAGAGTCACGGCGATCTCGACGGACACGTTCACGATCACGCGCGCACAGGAGAGTTCCTCCGCGCGGACGGTTGTGATCGGTGACCAGATCGCGGCGACCATCACGGTTAAGACGTTCACTGACCTCAATGAAGACGCCAGCCTGATAATTGCGATGGAGGTCTATGCCTGATGGCTAGCTACGCACGCGTGAAACTGAGCGGCTCGACCGACGGTAAGGGGATCAAGGTTGTAGCTACCTCCATCGGATCCGGTACGACGATTCACACCGCATCAGCTACGACTACCAGCGGTCTCGGCGACCATATCACCCTGTTCGCCTACAACTCGGACACCGTCGACCGGCAGCTCACGCTCGGCTGGGGCGGAACCACCAGCCCCGACGACCTGATCGACATGATCCTGCAGCCGAAAGGCGGCGGACTGATCCTTGTCGTAGCCGACATGTTCCTCTGGAACAGCCTGATCGTGAAAGCCGCCGGCGACGCCGCCAACGTCATAACCATCCACGGCTACGCCAACATCGTCTCCTAAATGCTCAGATCAGCAGACAGACGACTCTCTCTCAACGAAGCGGTCTCGAGCGAAGTCTTCAACCAGGACTGGCCGGAGCATCTCGGGTCGGGCCGCGAGCGGATCATCCACATGGGTTCGCCGGAGTTCGGAATCGCGAACCTTGCGATCGCTCAGAATCAGGGGGTTGGGACAGTGGCATGGCCGAGCACGAGCGAGCCGGTCGCCGTCCCGTTCCGAGTCTTCAAAGGCATGACCGTCTATCAGCTCGGCTGGCAGAACGGCTCAGGAACGATGACCGACTCCGTCGACATCGGCATCTACGACGCGAGTTGGAACCGCAAAGTCTCGGGTGGAGGAACGGCCAGGAGCGGCGCCGCCGCGGTCCAGTGGGTAGACGTCACCGACACGTTCCTCCAAGTCGGCAAGTACTACATCGTGCAAGCCAACAACGGCACGACTGCCAGCCAGGCGCGCACGCTGTACGGGAGCATCACTACGGGCCTCGCCGCAGGACTTGGGGTCTTTGACTCGGCCACGACTGCCTACCCTCTTCCGAATCCGTTGACGAATATGGCGGCGGCCACAATCTTCACGTTCGTCCCGATTTCTCTGATCGCCGCCAGGGTGCCTTTCTGATGCGCCCGCGGATCGCCGACAGCTTCGTACCGTCTGTCTACTCCGAAATGCTCGGAGCCGGCGCCGTGGGGACACTCGCTGGCCGCAGTTTTCCTGCGGCAAACCGCGCGGTCCATGTGCCCGTCATGTGGCCGTGGCCGTGTCAGCTCTACTCACTGACGGTCATTGCAGCCAACGGGACGGGGAACTACGACCTTGGCTTCTACGACGGATACAGCAAGAACCTGATTGCTTCGGCAGGCAGCACCGCTATGACGGCCGCCGGCGCGAAGACGCTGACATTCTCGCGGGATATCAGAGTTGACGCGGGGAAGGTGTACTACGCGGCCGTCGCAGGCAGCAGCACATCAGGCCAGGTGGAGGGGTTCAACACGGGCATCCTCGGGCTCATCAGCATCGGCATGGGACAACAAGCGAGCGCCTTGCCTCTGCCGTCGACGATGACGCCGGCCACGGTCGCCACCGGGTTCATGCCGTTGTTCGTCTTCGGGGTCAGGTAGGCCGTGTTCGGAGCTAACGCCCTAGTGAAAATTCTTCGCGAAGTTGTCCATCTTCGCGTGACAGGACCGACATACCTCGATCCAGTCAGCAGGATCCAAGCGGTCGTAACGCCCCGAGACATTCGCCCAGTCCGTTCCCGAAGCGACCACTTGCTTCCCGTACCGTATATAGGCAACTGGTGGTGGGCGCTTGCCGCATCGGCTGCATCGCCCTGCCTTCGGACGATGCCTTTTGAGCCATTGATGAAGCGGCGCCGCAGTGGCGGCGCTTCCTTTCCAGAGAGGATGAGCGGTACCCGCCAGGTGAGCACCACCGCGTTTCAAGTTCGCGTTACGTCCTTCGCGATGACGGCGCTTCGCGGCTTCGCTGAGTTTAGCTCGCCACTCGGGCGTGAACTCGCGCGGCATCGAGGGAGTCTACCTTTGTTCGGGGCTGCTTAGGTGTTTGCTGGAAACGCTTTCGGCTGGCCGTACTTCGGCCAAGCCTACGCTGGCACGACTCACGCGTCAGTCACCGGGGCAGCTACCCGGAATCTGACGTTCACGCCGACCGCCGCAGGAACGCGCAAGGCAATCGGCGCGGCAACGCGCAACGAGACGCTCACCATCACCACTGCTGGCGTCCGAAACGCGCAGGGTGCCGCGACTCGTCCCGAGACGATCACGATTACGACCGCCGGAGTCCGCAAGACCTTCGGCGCAGCAACACGCCCCGAAACACTGACCATCACCACGGCAGGCGTCAGAACGACGCTTGGGGCTGTAACGAGAAGCGAGACGCTGACGATCACGGCCGCAGCCGTCAGAACTGCGATCGGAGCCGCAACTAGACCCGAGACGCTCACCATCACCACGGCTGGGTTCAAAACGACCACAGGCGCCGCTGCACGCGGTGAGACCATCACCTTCACAGCTTCCGGCACACGCACCTGCCTTGGTGCGGCCACGCGCGCAGAGACCCTCACCATCACGGCTGCGGGGACAAGAAAGGCATTGGGCTCCGCTGCTCGAACGGAAACTCTGACACTGACGGTCGCTGGGTTCAAGACGACCGCAGGCGCCGCCGCACGCCCAGAGGTCATCACGTTCGTCGCCGCGGGGTTCAACACCCGAACAGGTGCCGCGGCCCGCGCCGAGACGATCACATTCACGGCAGCCGGAGTTCGGAAGACGCTCGGAGCAGCAGCACGCGCAGAAACCCTTACCTTCACTGCCAATGGCGTGCGGACGAGGATCGGCGCTGCTAACGAACCTCTCACCATCGCCTTCACCGCGGCTGGGACAAGAAACGTCCTCGGCGCAGCAGCCATGTCCACGACAATCACGCTCGCGGCTGCTGGCGTTCGCGCGACACGCGGCGCAGCAAGCTTCACGCTCACGTTTGGACGCACCGCCGCAGGGACGCGCACTACGTTCGGTGCTGCGGCCCTCGGCGAGACGATCACACTCCACTCCGCAGGATTCCGCACCGCAACTGGCGCGAGCTCGCTACCGCTGCACATCACCTTCGTCTCTAGCGCCGCCAATATCGGCGCGGCAGCGTTCGGCCTTACCTATCACAGCTCGGCTACGGGCAAGCGCACTGCAATCGGCGCAGCCGCACTCCACTCGACGATCACATTCCACGCCGTCGGCACACGCACAACTTTCGGGTCCGCGACCGAGCACCTCGTCTTCACGATCGCCACAACTGGCAACGCAAACTTCCACGACGCCGCCCATCTCGCACTCCATCTGGCCCTTATTTCGTCGGGCACGGTGACGCCATCGTCCTATCCAGCCGGACCAGCTGGCTTCATAAGCGCTACCAGCGAAGGCGATCTCGTCGAGACACTGAGCGGCCGACTAGCCGAAGCACGCGAAGGGAGCCTGGTCGGATGACCCAAATCGTCAGCTTCGTCAGCTACACGCCACCACAACGCTTCGACGCAACCCCCTGGACGCATGTCCAGATCGAAGAAGCACCAGCGAGCTCGGGCTCATGGACGATCATCGACACGCTCGCCCTGTCGCCGCTCGATGTCGATCCGACCGACCCTCAGGCACGGTCATTCACGACAGCGAACGGCACGGCAGCCGACCAGTGGTATCGCATCTCGTTCGTCGACGCCGGTCTGCACCTGAGCGAACCGACACAGCCCGTTCAGAACACTGCCGGGCAGGCTCCCCCGGTCGTCGCCTATATCGACACGGACGAACTATTCCGCATTCTCAAGGTGCGGTCGCCCTCGAGCGATCAGATTCTTGCGGCGCAGCGCGTCATCCTGACCGCGTCCGGCGAGATCGACGCGGAGATCGACCGAAGCAGCACCACGGCGCTCGAGACGTGGCAGCTCGACCTCGCGAAAACGGTTTGCCTTGATCGTGCCGCCGACCTGTGGCGCCACACCGAATCAGCTCCTGGGATCCTCGGTGTCGTTGACGAGGCTGTCCCGTCGACGTTCGGCCGCTACTCATGGGAGCGCTATGCGCAGCGACTCGCACCGCTCAAGGAGCAGTGGGGTATCGCCTAGATGGCGACGATCGCTCAGGTCATGGACGCCATGGCCGCACAACTTACGAACGAACTTGCAACTGGTGCAGCCGCTTGGCCTACGGCATTGCACATCGAGTCGCGCGCGTTCTCTGTCGCGGAGACACCGGCGATCGACATGCTGATCGCCAGCCCGACCGGCCTCGAGGCGGGTCTCGCCGGCTTCAACGAACTCTATGGCGGCGTCCCGATCACGATCCGCGTGCGGGTCTCCACCGCGGACCTCTACACGGGCGAGGATCTCCTCCTTGCCCTGATCGACGACGAAGGTGATCTCTCGATCGTCAAAGCGCTCGACTCCGACCATTCGCTCGGTGGCTGGGCGCAGGATCTGAAATGGAACGATGGGTTCCCGTGGTCGGGTTACACCGATTTCACCGACGTCAACGGCGACGGTTTCTTCCTCGGCTCGCTGCTCCAGGTCGTAGTCCTGAAGGCGATGTCGTGATCGCCAAGCCAGCCACCTTCGACGCGTTGAACCGTGAAGCGCAGCCGTACCCGAGTTTTCTGCTCCCGACTGAGGGCACCGCTTTGGCGCTGTTCGGCGCTGGTTTTTGGGGCTGGAATGACTCGATTCACCTCATTCGTGCAGGACTTATTGTTGACATCGTCGACACCGACAAAGACAAGCTCTACGAGATGGCGACGCTACTCCCAGCAGGCCATGCTTACCACGTTGACGACGCCTGGGACTTCACCGAGCGCGCCGCGATGGAAGGCCGCGAATGGGACGTTGTGTCGGTCGACCCGTTCATGGGCGACATGGCCGAACGCGTTTGGGAGACGTTCTATCTCTGGCTGACAGTGGCACGACAGATGGTGACTTTGACCGTTTGGGCTGATACTCGGCTGCAAGCCCCCGAGGGCTGGACTCAGTCGTTCTTCCCGCGCAACTCGCGGGTCGCGTGGATGGTGATGCGCCGTGATTGAGACCCTCACGCTTCCGGTCGATCTCGTCGGCGACTGCGCCGAGCAAGCCTGTATTACCCACGCCGGTCGATTGGCTGAGACACTCGCACCGATCCACTACCAGCACGGCGTGTCGATCATGGCCTGCCCCGGCTCTCTCGAGGAATGGCGCGGCCAGCATCGCACCGCCCGGAAACGCGCAGACCGTTGCGCACGTCGCGGCTACGTCTTCAGCGAAGTCGACTACAGCCATTACGCCGACGACATCTATGGGATCAACACCTCGCTCGAGCAGCGGCAGGGACGGCCAATGGCCGACGGCTACCTCAAGCGCCGGGACCGCGGCCGGCTGCCTGAATTCCCGTGTGATCTTCACAACACGCGGACCTATGGAGTCCTCACGGGCGGAGGCTGGGATCTCGTCGCCTACATGACTCTCCACCGCAGCAACGAGCTCGCGATGGTGTCGATGATCCTCGGCCACGGCGACCACCTCGCCGACGAGGTCATGTATCTGCTCTGGGCGGGTATGGTCGAGGATCAGGCCGGCTATCCGGGCGTCCTCTACTACAACAGGTGGGATAGCGGCCAGGACGGACTGCGGTTTTACAAGCAACGCGTCGGGTTCAGGGAGGGCGACGTCTCATGGTCGATGTGACGATCATCAGCTGCCTCTACGGCTCGACCCATGACGACTACCTAGGCGACTGGCTCAACTGCGTCGGCCTGCTCAACCCTGCGCCGCGCGAAGTCATCATCGGCACCGACCGCTACCGGCACCTGACCAGCGTCATAGAGGTCTTCCGGCGCCGCCAGAACCGACGCTCGTATCCGCAGGCGTTCCATCTCAACTCGGCGCTACAGGAGGTGCGAAGTGAGTGGGTTTGGATACACGACATCGACGATCTCGCATTCCCTGACGCCCTCGAAGGGATCGAGCAGACCGACGCGGACGTTGTCCAATGCGGCTACGAGCGCAGCGATGGCGAGGTCTACATCCCGCCGTCCCTGGCAGCCGACGAGATCCTCGCGCTCAAGCACAACCCCTTCGTAGCCGGATCGTTCGTCCGCACCGACATTCTCCTCGACGCCGGCGGCTTCCCCGACGTTGCCTTACAGGACTGGGCGCTATGGCGGCACCTTGCCCGGATCGGTGCCGTGTTCGCAGGCGGTGATCGGCCGCGGTTCAAATACATGCGCCACGCCAAGACACGCGGCGCCAGAGAGCTGACAACTCCGGCGCGGCTGAAGCACGTCGGTGAGATGCTCGCGTGGGAGGACAGATTTGCTCTCGCTAAGTGACGTGACCGCCGTGATCGTCACCCGCGGCGACGTCGATATGCAGCCCGTGCTCGACTCGCTCATCTTCCCCGAAGTGCGGGTCTGGGACAACAGCAAGTCCGACACGGATCAGATGACTTATGGTCGGCTGCTCAGCGCCCTGCGAGTTGATACAGAGATCATCTACAGCCAAGACGACGACATCGTCCACTCGCCCGAGAACCAGATGCAGATCCTCGCCGCCTACTCGCCCACCAAACTCGTCGGCTGCATGTGGAAAGACTGGTCCGACGGTGCTCGCCAGCAGGGCATCGAGAATGGCTACGACGACCTTGTCTTCCCCGGGTCCGGGTCGATCAGCCAGCGCTCACTTTGGACGGACGCCCACGGTCGCTATCTGCAGCACTACCCGCATGACGACTTCTTCCGCATGTGGTCGGACACGATCATCGGCGTCATCAGCCCGACGATCCAGTTGCCGCTTCGCTTCGAGGAGCTCGATTGTGGTAACAACACGAACCGGATGGCCTGGATGGACGACGCGGTCGCCCAGAAGACCGAGGCGATTCGGCGGGCGCGTGAGGTGCGAGATGCGCGATAGGGCACCGTTCAATCTCAACGATCTCGAGGATCTCGACACCCTGTTCATGTCCAAGGCCGAACGAGTCGTGCCGCTCCGGGACGTTGTCGCCGGCGACCGTGGGCCAAACGTGATCGGGATGCGCCACGACTGCGACAACGCGCAATCCCTCGTCACCGCAACCCACATGGCCGCCTGGGAACAGGAACGCGGCTACCGCTCCACCTACTACATCCTGCACAGCGCCCCCTACTGGGACGCGCCAGGGTTCGAGGACTACCTTGAGGAGATCGCCTCCTGCGGCCACGAGATCGGGATCCACGCCAACGCGCTAGCCGAAGCGTTCCGTCAGAACCGGGACCCGGACGACATCCTGTTCGAGGCGCTCGCACGGCTGCGCGCTCTCGGCCATGAGGTCATCGGAGCTGCCGGACACGGGGACCCCCTCTGCAGTTATCACGCCGCGCCCGGTGAGGAGTGGTTCGCGAACGACGAGCAGTTCCTCGAGTGCAAGCGGGGTCAGGTCGGCGACACGATCATTGAGGGCGGCGCTCGGGAGATCAACCGTGGTGCTGCCTGCTTGCTTCTGCAGCCGCGGCCGCTCGCGGACTTCGGGCTCAAGTACGAGGCTCTCTTTTGCGCGCTGCCCCACTACTTCCGCTTCAGCGATTCGGGTGGTAAGTGGAACCCGGCCGACGTGAACGGTGTGGCGCGACTGTTTGACGAATCTGTCAAGACGACTACTCCGCCTCAGAACGATGGTGAGCCGAAGCAGCTCCACATTCTCTGGCATCCCGATCATTGGGCTGACGCATTCGCGTATGAGAAAATGGTGACTAGGTGACTCCGACTGTTCAGCTCTGCGAATGTGGTTGCGGAAACCCTGCTCCGCTTGCTAAGCAGAATCGTCCCGACCGTGGGCAGAGAAAAGGCGAACCACTGCGGTTCATCAACGGCCACAACAGTCATCGTCACGATGCAGAAACCAAGGCGAAAATTGCGGCAGCGGGCAGAGGCCGTCGCCACTCCGAAGCAACCAAGGCAAAGATACGGGTTGCCAAACTCGGCAAACGTCACACTGCTGAGTCAAGAGCCAAGATGTCCGCGTCCCACAAGCTTTCGCCGCCGAGGTTCGGCGATAAAGCACCTGGATGGAAGAACGGCCGCACCATCGTTCGGGGGCGCGCGCTCATACATGTCGGCCGCGAGCATCCAATGGCTAACTCAATGGGCTACGTGTATGAGCATCGCCTCATTGCCGCGGAATGACTGGCCCTGAGGCCGTCGCAGCCGTTCTCGGAGAGCCGGCCTAGATGTCATCCCTGTGGTTCATCGTCCCCGTTCACGGGCGGCTCCCGCTCGCTCGAATCTGCCTGCGCCAGCTGCGCCGCACCTGCGACGAACTCTATGGGGAGGGGGTCGATGCGAGTGCTGTTGTTGTCAGCGACCGCGCCTCGCTCGATGAACTAGACGTCCTTGGCCTCAAGTTCGGCTGGGTGATACGCGACAACGACTACACCTCCGCCAAATTTAACGATGGCATCCAGCTCGCCACCGACCCCCGCTATAACCCGACGCCAGTCGACTACATCGTCCCCTGCGGCTCCGACGACTGGCTCGACCATCGCCTCTTCACCGAGCCGCTCCCGTCGGAGAACACGATCTTCGGGTTCCAACAGATGTCATTCGTGCGCGAGGACGGCCGCGAAATCTGCTCACCCAAGATCGGCTACGACGGAGGATCCGGGATCAGGATCATCCCGCGCCAGCTGCTCGAGCGGCTCGGCTACCGGCCCGCCGACGAAGACAGGATGCGCGGCTGCGACACGTCGATCCTCGCGAACATCCGTCAAGCCAATCCCGAGCTGGAGGTGAAGCATTGGCACCTTCACAGCCGCCAGATCGTCGACTGGAAGACGCCCGGCGCCCAGTTGAACTCGTACAAGGAAGTGACCGCAGTCCACGGAGTCGGCTCCTTGGCCGACCCCTTCGAGGAGCTCGCGGAGTTCTACCCGCAGGATGCGTTGGACGAGATGCGCTGCTACTACGACAGCCTTACCTGGGCGGCAGCGTGAACTACCTGCTGCTGGAGGTGCAGGGCCAACGCGAATATCGCGGCCACCGTCCCGGCGAGCAGTTCGTAACACGGCTCGACCCGGCGCTCGAGCGCGGCATCGCTCGCGGCAATGTGATCATCATCGCGCAGGTTGAGCCGAAACTTTCGGAGGGCCACTATGGACTCCCCCTGGATTGGCCGGCACCGTCGCCGGCTGATGCAACAGTCACCGAGAAAGGAGGCACAAAGTGACGTACACCAAGAAGACGGCACTCCACGACCGCATCACCGTCGACGGCGTGGACATGAGCAACGCGTTCGACTCGTTCGGCTTCACGTCGGACGACCAGGATGTCGACGTCTCCGGCTTCAGCGTGTCCGGTGTCGACGAGACCTTGTCCGGCACCCGCGCTGAGGGATTCACCGGGGAGATGTTCATCACCAAGGAGACGGAAGCGATCATCTTCCCGCTCCATCAGAACAGGACGATCTTCCAGGTGTCCTGGCAGCCGGACGGTCTGATCGACGCCACGCGGACGACCTACCACGCGTTGTGTCAGATCAGGACGTATGACCCGTCCGCGGCGCGCGGCCAGCCGTACAAGACGACCACGTCGTTCAAGGTCGCAGACCCGAACGGCATCACGACCTCGTAAGAGGCGCTTGTTCCACTCGCACCATCTAACAGAAGGAGTTACGCGTGGCCGCTGAAACCACAACGGAGGAACCGCAACAGGAGTTCGGCTACACGATCAACGGCGAGGTCTACCCCGAGCCGGAGAACCTGACGATCGAGGACCACCGGATCGTCAAGGCGTACACGAAGATGAACTTCCGTGATCTCGCCACGAAGTCGCAGGACGTGATGTATATCGACCAGGACGGGATCGCCGCGATCATGCACATCTCGTACCGGCACAAGCACCCAGACATGAGCTTCGACGAGATCGCTGAGATCATCGGCCGGCAGACGCTTGAGGAGGCACAGAAGAGTCTCCAGACCGCGGCCAACGGTGACGTCCCTTTGGACCTGGAGCCGACGCCGAATCCCGACGAATCATCGCCGACAAGGAAGCCCTCTACGAACGAGCCTTCTGGGACCGATTCGGAGAAGAGTTCGGAGAGCTTGGCCGAGAGCCCCGCTACTACTGGGACTTCCGGGTCGGACATGTCCTCCCCGCCGTCGGACCCGGAAACAACGGAGGCGTTGGCGAGTTGACACCCGGTGACCTGATAGCGGCGGTCGACCTGTTCGACGCCAAATACTCGTCAGGTGAGGACTGAGGTTGGCCGGCCGTTTCGAGAACCCGGTCATCGTATCCGGGTTCACACAACTAGAACGTGACCTGAAGGCGACGAGCCCGGCCATGCTGAAGGCGATGCGGACAGGGTTAACGATCGCGATGGAGCCGATTAAGAAGGACGCAGACAGACTCTCCATCCAGCGCCTCAGTGGTATGAAGCGTGCGAAGAGGAAGCCGCCGCCTTGGTCGGTGCAGAAGATCGGTCAGACGACCCGCGAGGTCTACATGGTGCCGACGGAGAAAGGCGCCCGAGCTCGCACAGATTCAAGGCTGCGGCGCCCGAATTTCGCAACCCTCATGCTCGGCAAATCCTACGACCCCGCACTCGAGGCGAACCGTGTGCAGGTACTGAACACGGTTGACAATGTCATCGGCACCGTGACGAGGGAGTTCTAGTGGCCGCCCCGCTGATCGTCCGTCTCGTCATGGACGCCGCCGGCTACCTAAAGACGGTAGATAGCGCGGTAGCCTCGAATACGAAGCTCGAACAGTCGTCGCTCGGTGTCGGCGAGGCGATGCAGGTCGCGGCGAACAAGTCGGTCAACGCATCGCTTAGAGCGACCGAGGCGCTGAAGGCGCAGATTGCCGGGTACCGTGAACTCTCCGCCTCGGCGGAACAAAGCGCAGCGGTCAGAGAACGTGCCGCCCTTCTCGCGAACCGGGCCGAGGGGCGCCTCAACTCGCAACTCGGCCTGACGGCTGCGCTCGGCGGAACATCAAAATCAGCGCAGACCGCCGAACGTGACCTCGGTAAGTTCACGCGTGGCGCCCTCGCCGGGTCAGGGGCAGCGTCGTCGCTGGGCCGGTCGTTGGCGTTCGCTTCGACGGGGTTCATCGCTATCGCCGGTACGGCCACGATCATCGCATCGTCGATCAAGGCGGCGATCAGCCTCGCGAAGACACAGCGTCAGGTCGAGGCTCAGCTGAAGACGAGCGGCAAGTCCTGGCACGACTACGGCCAACAGATCGATTCCGCCGACCTGAAGCTCTCCCATATCTCCGGGTTCACGAACCAGGAGCTGCTGCAGGGGTTCGGTTATCTCGTCCGCGTCAACGGCAACGTCTCCGAGTCGCTGAAGCTGACCGCTGAGGCGGCGGACGTGGCGCGCGGTCGCAACATCTCACTCGCCTCAGCGGCGATTGCGCTCGCTAAGGCGCAGGGCGGATCAGTTACGGCACTCCGACGGCTCGGGATCGTCGTGCCGAAGGGCGTTGAGGGGCTGAAGGCGCTTGCGTTCGTGCAGGAGAAGTTTGCAGGACAGGCAGCGGCTGGTGCGACTACGGGCGACAAGTTCCGTGCCAGCCTTGTCAACACCGAGGAGACGATTGGTACGGCGCTGCTGCCGGCCTTCACGCGGATCACGACGGCGGTCGGCAACTGGCTCGACAAGATGAACGAGACGGGGCGGCTGCAGCGTGACGTAGACGAGGTCGTCACTGTTGCCGGCACGGTTTTCCACGCGCTCGGTGCGGCGATCGGGTTCGTCGACAAGGTGACTGGCAGCTTCGGCAACACGCTGAAGATCGTGATCGGGATCGGCTTCGCTCGCGAGATCGTCAAGGCGCTGGCCTGGGTCGACAGGCTCGCTGCTAGTTGGCTCGGCGTTGCTGGCGCCGCGAATACGGCAGCGGCAGCCGAAGAGCGAGCGACCGTTGCCCCTGGAGTCGGAGGAGGATTCGGAGGCTCAGCACTCAGGGCGGGCGGCACCGGACTCGCGATTGGCTTCCCTGAAGTAGCTGCTGCACTCGCAATCGGCTACGGCGCGAACCAAGCACGCACAAGCTCATCGTTCTTCCAGGGCGACATCAACAAGGACATGGCGAAAGTGGCTGCAGAGGCATATGCCGCCGGCCGCATCTCCGTCCAGCAGGCCGAGCGACTCGGTCTGAGATTCAACGCCATACCGATTACGACCCGATACGGCGGTCGCTTCGGCCCAGCCTCGCCATTCACGCCACCAGGCTTCGGCCTAGGCAGTAGAGCCGGGGTCGCGCCGCAGCCACAAGGGCCGTTCGGCACAGCCACACCGCTCGCCGTCTACAGCAAATACACCCAGACGATCACCGAACAGATCGCCGTCGCTCAGGCCGCGCTCACTAAGACGACAAAGGACGACGTCAGCGCCGCCAGAAGAATCATCGCCAGGATCAAGCGCCTCATCGAGCAGGGACACCTCCAGGGAGCCAGCCTAATCCAAGCGCTCCAAGACGAAGCAACCCAGCAAGGCGTCCTCGACAGCGCTCGTCAGAAGGCGGCGCAGCAGGCAGCGAAGATCGCCGCCGCCAAACTCGCAGCCGCGAGCTCCTACACGACACCGATCGGTCTGCAGATCGATGAAGTCCGCGCACAACTCACCAAGTCGACCGCTGATGACATCGCCGTCGAGAAAAGGATCCTCGCCGCAGCGAAGGCAGCGCTCGCCTCGGGGAGCAAGAACAAGCAAGGCCAACTCGCCGCCCTCCAAGTCATCTTGCAGGCGCAGCAGACGATCCAGTCGCTGACGAGCCAAAGCGCGTCCACATTTACGCAGCCGCTCAAGCTCCAGCTGGCGCTCGCGAAGGCTCAGGCGACCGGCGGTGACCAGACGCCGATCCTGCTCAGGATGAAGGCTGCGCTTGAGAAGGCGCTCAAGGCGGCGCGCGGAAACATTCAGAAGCAGATCGACATCTATAACCAGATCGCTGCCATCAACCAGCAGTTGAACTCGTCGACAACCTCGGCCTATGGGGACTTCAAGAAGGCGAGCGTGAGGGCGCAGACGGCTGGTCTGGGCTTGACCGCAGCACAACGCCGCGCGCTCGAGCAACGGCTCTCGCAACGTGGCCCAGGCGGCACCGTACCGGGAACAGGCACGGGCGCCGGCGGATTCATCATCGGACCCGACGGTCGCCCAATCCACCGGCACCGTCGCCCGCACTATGGTCGCGACGGCGGCAGTGACAATGGATCGCCGCCAAAGTTCGAGGCGACGTTCAACGTTCGCGTCTACCTCGACGGCAAAGACGTCACACGCGCGGTCACCGTTCACCAGCAACGCCACCGACGCAGGAACCCGTCTTCGCGACGCGGCCCACACGCCGGTAGCCCAACCTCCTGATGTCGGACGACGGGCGCGTCCTGATCGCTTTCGACGACGACCCTCTCGAGCCCAACCCGACCTGGACGCGCATCGACGCCCCCGGTGGCGATTTCCCCGACCAGTTCGTGTCCGGCTTCGACGCCCAGAACGGGAAACAGGCATTGCTCGCAGTCACCGAAACCGGCACAGGAACCGTCTACATCAACGACCACCAGTACGGTCTATTCGATCCGCGAAACTCGGGGTCGCCTTATTACCAGAAGCTCGACGCGAAACAGATCATGCTGCAGTTGTATGACCCGGTGCGCGCGGTCTGGGAGCCACAATTCCGTGGTCAGATCGACAACGTCGGCTACGACATCGACGCCTCCGCCGTCAACGCAAACGGAGAACCTGTCAACGCAAGCATCCAGATCGACTGCGTCGACAAGTTCGAGTACCTATCCGGGTTCGGCCTCACGCCCGGACTCGCAGGCGACCGTCCGCCGACGCCAGGCTCGGACGGTGTCTGGTACGCACCGACCACCGACGAACTGTTCGTGCGGATCATCCAGATCCTCGCCGACTGCGGAATCGACGACGGCGGCACGAACACGCTCTACGTCACCTTCAGCGGCAACGTCGCCCTCCAAACCGCCAAATACGATGCCGGCGAAGCGGCGCTCACGGCGCTGCGCGACTGCGCTGACGCCGATATGCCATACATCGCCCAGTCACTCTACGTTGATCGCAAAGGCCGCATAGTCTTCCACGGGCGCTATGGCCGCTTCGACCCTGACGCGGTCGCCGCCCACGCCGGCTCGGATCGGTGGGACTTTCACCGCTGGTCGCTTGGGGACGGCAAAGCGGTCCGTGACGACGGCCGCACCCAGATGCGCGTTCTCTCCTTCGACCGCTCGCGCAGCAACCTCGTCAACAACGCCATCTGCTTCCCGCAAGGCATGAACCAAGACCAGATGCCAGATCAGGTGTACGCAGACGTAACGAGCATCAACGACTTCGGCAACTACGCAGCCCCACCAATGAGTGACCTGCTCACCGCGAAGCCGTGGGCGGACAACCTGAACGGTCACCCCGACTGGGACCGCAACATGGAGTGCCTCAAGTACGCGGAACTCATCGTCAAGAACATGAAGGATCCCCGCGAATCAATCACCGCGTTACAGCTGAAGACGGTCGCCCCGACCGACAGCCGCGCCGCCGACGTCTGGGCCTGCATGAGCCAGGTCGACGTGAACGACATCGTCAACGTCAAGGTCGGCTACCCGGCCGGTGTGGGGTTCACGGGTGGCGACCCGGACGATTATTTCGTCGAAGGACGACAGATTCGCGTCCGACCACTCGCTCCCGGTTACGACCATGTCGAGCTCGACCTCCATGTGTCGCCGGCGGTCTGGTCACAGGACACGCACAGCGTCTTCCCCGACTGGCCTGGCGGAGGAACTGGCCCCGGCAGTCCCCTTGCCGCCGACTTCACCGCGGCCGAATAAATCATGGCGATCACTGTCAGCTTCACAGACACGTCCACACCCGGCTCCTCGGGTCCGATCACCGACTGGGCCTGGGACTTCGGTGACGGCGGCACCGACACAGTCCAGAATCCAACCCATGACTACGACGCGGCCGGCACTTATACGGTGCAGCTGGTCGTCACTGGGACCTTCCCGGACGGGCAGGCATTCATCTTGAAGCCGGTGGATGTCACATGAGCAGCGCAGGTCTTCGCGGGCAGCGCGTCTACGGTCAGCATGGCGAACGCCATTCCCCCTGGGGCAGCGATCCCGGTGTTCCCGCGATCTGGATCTACGTCGGAGACGACCCCAGGGTGCCGTTTGTCAACGGGTCGAACGCGAGCCCGTCAGACTCGGTTCCTAATCCGGTTCCTGCCCGGTTTCGGATTGTGATCGGCCGGCCGAACGAGTGCGAGTACGACGGCTGGTTCGGCAGCGGGCCATCTGGTGATGTGCCTGTGGCGTCTGCAATTCTCACCTATACAGATCACCAGCTTGAGATCCAGATGGATGTCACCGGTGTCTCCCCAGGCGACATCGTGTTTGTGCTGCCGCTCGAATTCCAACTCGACCACGACGTTCCTTTTCACACACACGACGACTCTGGCGCCTATGTAGCTTGTCGTCTTCTTTCGACGGGAGAGTTCATGTATGGCGTCGCATAGCCAACCCATGAACGCCACGCTTCCGAGTGGATGGTGGCGCTGCGCATGTCTACGCAACTGTGGTTGCGGTGACGGCAAACGCGCCAAGCTGAATTCGCCTGTGCTTGCACGCTGCGAGAGGTGCGGACAGACCAAGCCGTGAGCCTCCCCAACGAAACCCCCGAAACTGCGATCGCCCTCACGTCGCCCTGCGCCGACGCAGTCATCTCCAATCTGGGCGCTGACACGACGGCGGAAGGCGACGATCCGCTCTACACCGTCTACGGCTTCGCAGCCCCCTTCTCGCGGCAGGTCTGGTGGAAATTCACGAACACGTTTGCCGACCAGCATTACGCTCGGTTTACGATCACGAACCCGACGGCCGGCCCCATCGATATCGCCGGTGCCGTCTACCTCGACACCGGAATGGGCGGCTCCCTCGCCGAGCCCGTCATCGTCCGCACCGATCTCTCTGACGGGCAAGCTACGTGGGAGACCCCCCTGCCCGCGAGCGGGTCGTTCACGCTCGGCGTCGCCCTCGACCCCGGCCAGACCGTCTGGCTGGAACTCGCTGGCGACGACACTGAGGGAGACGGCCACGGATGGGACGGTGTCGCCCTCCTAGAGTGGCAGATGCTCGAGGCGACGTTCTACGACACCCCCGACAGCTTCGAGGGCGGCACAGAGTTCGTCGCCGGCTTCACCGACGGCATCAGCGCTGACACGCCAGAGCCCGTCTCCTACTGCAAGCTGGGCGACCTCCACTTCGCAGCGCTCAACGACAGCGGTGCGACCGACCACTTCCTCGTCGCCGTATGGACGGAAGGCGGCGGTGCTCCCACGATCTACACGATCAGCGACGCACTGATCGGCCTCGGATTCATCGTGAGCAGCATCTCGAAGCCGTACGGCCCCGCCGCGCCGCAGATCAGGACGGACGGCACGAATCTGTGGGTTGTCGCCTACATCGAGAACGACAACTCCGAGACGTGCGGCCTCGTCAGCCACGCCGCTCGCCAGTGGGTCCCGGCGGTCTTCATCTGGAACGGATCTGGGTTCGATTACATCGGGTCGGCCCCCGCCGAATGTTTCCCTTGGACTGGCGGCTATCAACAGCAGATCGGGATGATCAGCGCCGCCGCCAGCAGCGCGGAGGAAGGCGTCCTCCACGTCATGTGGAGCGAATCCGGTGTAGACCAGATCGACTCCGCCACCTGCGCCATCACCACGTTCGGATCATTCGTCCACTACACGAAATGGTCGACTGGCGGCCTCGTTTCCTCCGGTGATTCTCTCAGTTCCAGCGCGGCTGGAGCATCCCCGTCGAGCCTCGTCCCTTATACGAGCTCGTACCTGTTCGTCACGAACGCCTTCGGATCGCCGATCGCGTTCTACGGTTACCCGCTCACGCTCGGCCTCACCAGTGTCAGCCAGGCCGGGAACATCACCTACTCCGATCTGATCGAGATGTGGGCCGTCGACGAGTCGAGTGCCGCGATTACGCTCCTCCAATCCGCGCACGGGTCTACGCTCATCGGCAGCACGGTCACGCTCGACGCATCGTCATTCCATTTCACCGCTGGCGGCACGCGCCAGCAACCCCAGGACCCCTTCGGTGGCGTAGACACGATCTTCTTCCAGTTCCCGTTCGGCGCAAGTCCCCAGGCGCCGCTACTGAACGTCCCCGCCGACGGCTCCGGCCCGATCGTTGTCACGACCCCAGCCCTCAGCGCTATCGGCACCGAGGACGCCTACGACGACTCACGCAACATCTGGATCGGCGGCGGCTACATCAACGGCGCCTCTCTCACATGCTCCGGTGGAACCAGCAACTTCGACCTTACGGACTCAAACATCTTTCTCTCCGGCGGCGACGCGGGACGCCTCGAACTCTTCTACGACGCAGAAGCTGATGCGTTCTACACGCTCGGCTACGAGATCGAAAGTCCCGACTATCAGATCGCCCCCGTAAAGGTGCCGATCCTGCGCGACTACCTCATCTGCACGATCGGCGATTGCATCGTTTCGGCCGGTCTTCACGTCTGGCAGCGAACATAATGGGATGGGGACTGCTATTCCCCAAAGGCTGGCATGGCCTGCTCACCATCATGGGCGTCGCCTACGGCCTCATCAGCACGATCCGCTTCAAGGACACCGTCAACGTCGGCGCGATCCTCATCGCAGCGCTCGTCGTCATCGGCGGCGGCATCTTCACCTTCCGCAACAACATGCGCACCTTCTGGCGCAACCTCGCCGTCGAGCGCCAAGAGGAGATCAAAGTCCTAACCGAGAAGCTAGCCGAGAGTGATGCGCGTTACCGCGAGCTCCAGCAGCAAGCGCGTGACGAAGCCACACATATTGCCGAGGAACAGCGGTCGATTCGTCACGACCTGAAGGCTGAGTTAGCAGCGGCGAACAAGCTGCTCGAGGCTGAGCACGCAAAGACGGACTTATCAGCGCTAATGCACCAGCTCGGTAACCAACACAACGAAGCGATGATGCGAATGGAAGAAGGGCTGGAGCGACAAGGACGAATGCTCGACCTCCTCCGGGCTGTTGTGCCCAGTGACCAGATTCCCCATGATCTACGACCGGATATGGACAGCGTATGAAAGGCAAGGATGGCGGGGGCACCAGCCGCAGCACCCATCCGGCTGACGGCACATCAGCGGCGACCGACATCAGCCTCCGCGAATACTTTGAGGCGCTCCGCCACTCGGACGACAAGGTCGACCAATGGATCTTCCGCTTCTACGAGGAGCGTGACCGTCGATTAGCCGATGTCGCGATCGAACGCGAGAAGGCGCTCAAGATCAAGGAAGAGGCCGACAAACGTGCCCTTGACCTTCAAGCAGAAACGCAGGCATACAAGGACGAGAAGGCGAATGAGCTGCGTTCACAGATCGAACGAGAGCGAGGCGCCTATGTCACACAGAGTGACCTGAGGGGCGCAGTAGACAAGATCGAAGCGACGATCAAGCCGTTGATCGGAACGCGCCGGGAGGGGATAGGCGTTTCCGCGAACGTCCTCTACGCAATCGCTCTGCTCGTCGTTGCGGTTGTCGTTTACTTTCTGCCCCACCATTAGGAGGGAATATGGCGTTGTCTAGACCGAAGATCGCCCCGGAACGGATACCGCTCTGGGCGTGGCACCTCAACGCATGGCTCGACAGCGGCAAGCGAGGACCGCGGCCGCGACATGCACCCAAGCGTGTGCCGGCGTGGTTTTGGATTTGGCGCTTGTACACGCTCGCCAAGCACGAACGCCAGGGCTCTAGGGCGTGGAAGCGCTACATGAAGGAGCTCAACGCGCTCCCCGACCCAGCCGCAGTTGCAAAGGAACTTCGGGCTCGGATCACAAGATGGGGCCGCTACTACGCCGCCCATGAGCCTCTAGTTGGCTACACGCAAGGGGAGGACCGTGACGACTTCCTCCACTATCCTCACGGCCACCTTCCGCAAAGCACGGACTGCAGCGGCATGGTCACCGAAACGACCTGGGACGGAGGAGGGCCAGATCCGTCCGGGCTCGGCTACCGCTACGTCGGTTTCACGGGAACGATCCTCAGCTTTGCGTACAAGCACGGACGCGTTTTCACCGACCTCTCGCGTGCGCGTCCCGGCGATCCCATCGTGATCGGCCCAGGCACCGGCTGGCACGCCGTCCTCGTCCTCGCCGCCGGCCACGACCCACTCGTCCTCTCACACGGAAACTCTGAAGGCCCGAAAATCTATCGTTGTAGCGTCGACCCCCGGCAGCCCAAACGGGTCTGCCAAACCCTCCCGTAGAAAGGAACGAATATGGCCCCGAAGGCTGGAATCCGCACTACAGAATTCTGGACGCAGGCAGTCCTCCAGGTCATCCTGCTGCTGAACACCGTTGGCATCTGGAATTACATGCCGCCTAAATACACGGTCCTGATTCAGGGCGTCCTCGGTGCCGCGTATGCGCTCGCGCGTGGTCTCGCCAAGATCAGCCCGCCCGGATCAGATGCGACGACGGCTGTCTATCCGATCGAGCCTCCGACCGATACGACCGAAGCACCGGCGGCGAACTGATGTCGGAACAGAGGCACGAAGCAGCCGACGCGTTCCGCGCCGCATTCGCGGACAAGCTCGGCGAAGAGAAGACCGACCAGATCATCGAGACGATGCTCTCCGCCGACACCGCCTACGCGACTGACGGGGCGATCGTCTCCGGCGTCTTCTGGGTTCAGGT